GAACTGTGAAAGATTCAATCTACAACAAACTATTTAATAAATAAAAAAAGATGGCAACAACAACTTCAATTACAACAACTTACGCAGGAGAAAAAGCAGCAGGGTACATCTCAGCAGCTTTATTATCCGCAAATACTATCGAAAACGGTGGTATTACTGTTAAACCAAATGTAAAGTTCAAGCAAGTAATCAAAAGACTTTCTACCACAGACTTAATAGCTGATGGAAGCTGTGATTTCGCTGCAACTGATACTGTTACTTTAGACGAAAAAATCTTACAACCAGAAGAATTCCAAGTTAACTTAAACTTGTGTAAATCTGATTTTAGAGATGACTGGGATGCAATATCTATGGGATATTCTGCATTTGACAACTTACCTCCTTCTTTCCAAGAGTTTTTAATCGCTGAGATTATTGCTAAGATTGCTGACAAGAATGAGAAAAATATCTGGATGGGTGCTACTGCAACTGCTGGAGAATTTGACGGATTAGTAGCTTTAGCTACTGCTGATGCAACTGTAAACGATGTAGTAGGAACTACTATTACTTCTGCTAACGTAATCGCTGAAATGGGTAAAGTAGTAGACGCTATGCCTTCTGCATTATACGGAAAGTCAGATGTAAAATTATACGTTGCTCAAAACGTTTATAAAGCTTATGTAAGAGCTTTAGGAGGATTTGGAGCTAACGGAGTAGGAGCTGCTGGTTACGAAGCAAAAGGAAATAACCAAGCTATCAACTCATTATTATTTGATGGAGTAGAGGTATTCTTAGCAAACGGATTAGACTCTAACTATATGTACTTAGCTGAAGCTTCTAACATCTTCTTTGGAACAGGATTATTATCTGACCATAACGAAGTGAAAGTATTAGATATGGCTGATTTAGATGGTTCACAAAATGTACGTTTCGTAATGAGATTTACTGCAGGTGTACAACACGGATTTGGTTCAGACATCGTTCTTTACACTCCAGCTTAATTAATTAATTATTAACAATAACCCTCCTCTTTGTGGGGAGGGATATTTAAAACCAATACAACAAATGGCTTGTGATTTAACAATAGGAAGAAAAGAAGTATGTAAAGATTCGGTTGGAGGTATAAAAGCTATCTACTTCTCGAATTTTGAAGATACTACTCCTGCTAGTTACACATTTGATGCTACAAATACAGACGTTATTGATGCTGTATCTGGAACACCAAACGTATACAAGTATGAAGTAAGAGATGCTTCTTCTTTCACGCAAAATATTCAGTCTAGTGCTGAAACAGGAACTACTGCCTTCGAACAAGTAGTTGAGTTGACCTTGAAAAAATTAACTGCTGAAGACCACAAAGAATTAAAATTACTTTCTTATGGTAGACCAAGAGTTATCGTTCAAGACCAAAATGACAATTACTTTTTAGCTGGATTTGAAAATGGCTGTCAAGTAACTGCTGGTACTATCGTAACAGGACAAGCAATGAATGACCTTAGTGGTTATACATTAACTTTAACTGGTATGGAAAAGAAACCTGCTAACTTCTTAGACTCTGACCCTGCAACTGTAGGATTTACTGTTGTAGTTCAAGCATAGTTTTACGTTTACTTTATGTTTTTTAGTTTAGGTCTACTTCGGTAGACCTTTTCTTTTGTAATAAAAACAAAAAAGTAAATATACGTTATAAGTTTATGATTAGATTATTGCCAACATCAAGCTCACAAACTTTTTCTATCTTACCTAGAACATTAGATACAACAGGTATCAATGCTACAATAAGAGAAGACGGAACAGGCAACGTAGTAACAATTTCAAATGTTACAGCATCAGTCAACAATGACTACATAGATATAACTCTTTCTTCGGATAAGTTTATAGCTGAAAGAGCCTATGTTTTAGAGATGACTAGAGGTTCAGATTTATGGTATAGAGATAAGATATACGTTACAAGTCAAACTAATACGGACATCTACCACACTATAAGTACTGACTATTACGAAGAGAATGATACCGATGGCGATGATAAATACATAACAATATAATGGGTAAAATAAATATTAAAAAGAATTATTCAGTAAGTAAGCCAAAGACATACACTAAGAACTTTAGTGTTGTTGAACTGTCTACCTATGAGATGCCTAAAGCTATAGAAAGAAAAGGAGATAATTGGGTTAGCTGGGGAGAAGACAACAATCACTTTGGTAGACTGATAGACTTAAATTTAGGTAGTCCTACTAATTCAAGATGTATCAAAGGTATATCTGATATGATTTATGGTAGAGGATTAGAATGTACTGATAGTAAAGAGAAGCCTGTAGATTGGGCAGAGACTCAATTAATATTTAAACCTAAAGACATTAAAAGAATAGTAAATGACAGGAAGGAGTTAGGAATGGCTGCTATCCAAGTTGTTTATAATAAAACAAAAAAGAAAGTACTAAAAGCATTACACTTTCCAATAGAAACTCTTAGAGCTGAGAAAGCTGTAGATGGAATTATAAAGGCTTGGTACTATCATCCTAATTGGGCTGAGTACAAAAGAGGCGATAAGCCTAAAAGAATACCTGCTTTCGGTCAAGGTGGTAAGAAGGAAACTTCTGAGATATTTGTATCTAAACCTTATCAAAGTGGATTTTGGTATTATACTCCTAGTGACTATCACGGATGTTTACAGTACTGTGATTTAGAGGTAGAGGTATCTAACTACCATATCAACAATATAAAAAATGGTTTACAGCCTAGCTTATTTATTAACTTCAATAATGGTATTCCTCCAGAGGAGACTCAAGAAATAATAGAAAGCAAGATAAACGATAAGTTTGGAGGAACAAACAATGCAGGTAGAACAATCATAGCTTTTAACGAAGACAAAGATAGTTCAGCAACTATAGACCCTATACACTTACCAGATGCTCACGCACAATATCAGTTCTTAGCTGATGAGAGTAGAGAGAAGATAATGTTAGGACACGGAATTGTATCTCCTATCTTATTAGGTATTAAGGACAACACAGGATTTGGTAACAATGCAGAGGAATTAAGAACTGCATCTATACTTATGGATAACTTTGTTATTAGACCTTTCCAAAAAGATTTATTAGATGATTTCTGTGAGATATTATCTGTAAATGGAATATACCTAAACTTATACTTTGTTACTTTACAGCCTATTGAGTTTACAGAACTAGACAACATCTCTACTAAAATTAAGAGAGAAGAAGAAACAGGAGAGAAGTTAAGTTCTCAAGAAGAGCCAACAGACTTTTCTGATGAAGAAGGAGATGATATGTTAGAGCAATTAGAAGGCTTAGGAGAGATTATAAGCGATGATTGGGAGATTATACATACTGAGAAGTATGCTGAGGAGTTAAGTGAGGTTAAAATGGCTGAAATTAAGTCTAGTAACAAGTCATCTAAAGAAGATAGTGAAATCTATAAAGTTAGATACGCTTATATGCCTGTAAGAAAATCTCCAGACAGTAGAACTTTCTGCAAGAAGATGGAAACGTTTACAGAAAGAAAGATAGTATTTAGAAAGGAAGATATTAATATGATGTCTTTTAGAGGTGTAAATAGTGAGTTAGGTCATAACAGACAAAACTATAGTTTACTGAAATTTAAGGGAGGTAAAAACTGTCATCATTTCTGGGAGTTAAGAGTATACAAGTTGAAAGGAGATAAGAGAGTAGACCCTAATTCAGCTTACGAGAAAGGTTTAAAAGAACCTAAGAATCCAAGTGAGATGACTGAAAGAATGATTGATAGACCAGATAGAGGAGCTTACCCAACAAATAAAAAATAAGATATGGCTACTAAAGCATTATTTATAACATTAAATGACTTAAAAAGAAAGTCTATTATATCTGGAAATACAGATGACGATAAGCTAATACAGTTTGTAGAGGTTGCTCAAGATTTGCATATTCAAAACTATTTAGGTGGAAACCTATACGATAAGTTACAGGACTTAATATTGACAGACACTCTTGATGATGTTGCTAACGTTAACTACAAGAATTTAATTAATCAGTATGTAAAGCCTATGTTGATTTGGTTTAGCCAAAGTTCTTATTTGCCATTTGCCTCTTATAATATTGGTAATGGTGGTATCTATAAGCACATTGGAGATAACAAACAAGCTATAGATAAAGATGAGTTAGTGCATTTAATGGGTAAGGTTAATGAGACTGCTGACTTTTATACTAGGAGGTTTTTAGATTACATGGATTACAATAACAATCTGTTTCCAGAATATAACACATCTACAAACGAGCAGATGAGTCCAGATACAGATTCTAATTTCTCTGGAGGTATATTTTTAGGATAGTATGAAGAAAAAGATTTATAAACCAAAAGACTCCAATGTTAAGAAGATGGAGATATTGTTTAAAAAAATAAAAGAAAAAGATAATGGCAAACGAAATATACGATAGTACTTGGTGGGGTAACACAATAGATACTGCATCTTCCATAGGTACATCAACTGAAATGATACAAGGTCAGTTTAATATGGATGACAGACAAGAAGTTGAAGCAGTTAAATGTTTAGCTGATGCAATACATACAATAGGAATACAAGACATACAAAACTAAAACAATGGCAAAACCAAAATTAGCATTAATACCAGCTTCTCAAGGCTCAAAAGTTTTTTCTGTATTACCCTCTGATGGTAGTGGAGATTTTGACTTTAGTAGAAGTGGTTCAGCAACAAGAATAAACTCACAAGGACTGATAGAAACAGTATCAAACGGACAATCAAGATTAAACTATCCAATGATTGATGGTAAGGTTGTAGGATGTCCTAGTTTATTATTAGAGCCACAGAGAACTAATTTGATTACTTATAGTGAGGATTTTACAGATAGTAGTTGGACGAAGTTAGGAGCTGGTACTGCAAGTACAGCAGTTGTAACATCTAATTATGCTATAAGTCCAGATGGAACTTCAAACGCAAGTAGGTTGCAATGTGATTTAAATGGTGGATTAACTTCATCTGCAAATCAATCTTTAATATACGATACTATTGTTGGAAATGGAGACACTACTGCTTTTATATATGTAAAAAGCAATACAAGTTCAAGTCAAAATTTCTATTTAGCTAATTCATTGAATGACCGAATAACTGCAGTAGCAACAACAGAATGGAAGAAATTTAAATTAAATTGGAATGCTTCTGGTAATGGAAGGACTCTTACTATAGGTACAAGAGGTTCAACTGGTAGTGATGACACATTAGATTTACTTATTTGGGGAGCACAAGTAGAAGAAGGCTCTTACGCTACTTCTTACATACCTACTAACGGAACAACAGTAACTAGACTAGCAGAAACTGCAAATGGAGCTGGAAATTCAGATACGTTTAATGATTCAGAAGGTGTTTTGATGGCAGAGATGTCTAATATTGCTAATGATGGAACTTTTAAGTTTATTTCCTTATCCGATGGCACTCTTGATAATGTTGTTTGGATTTATTATAGAAGTGCTGACAACGCAATAAATTTTAGAGTTTTATCATCTGCTTCTACAAGTTTTGACGAAATATATGTTGCAGAAAATTCAACTAATTTTAATAAGTTAGCTTTAAAATACAAAGAGAATGATTTTAGTGCTTGGGTAAATGGATTCGAGGTGTTAACTGATTCGAGTGGATTAACATTTTCCTCTGAAACTCTTAATACTATCGAATTTAGTAGAAGTGACGATACAAATCATTTCTACGGAAACACAAAACAAATACAATACCACAATTCAGCATTAACAGATAGCGAACTAGAACAACTAACGTCTTGGGTATCTTTTTCAGATATGGCAGAAGGACAATTATACACAATAGAATAATATGGCAAATACATTAAAATTTGGCAACGGAAAGTGGGCAACAAAGAAAGGTTCTACGCTAGCTTATAACGACGAGAATAATAACTATAAACCTCTACCTTTTACAACAACTAGAAATAGTATTGCTACAAGAGTAAACAAAGAAGGATTAATAGAAGTAGTTGGTAATGATGTACCAAGAATAGATTATACAGATAGTGCAGATGGTGTTCTTTTGTTAGAGAATAGTGCAACTAACTTAATACCTTATAGTGAGGATTTTGAAAATTCAGATTGGACTAAAAATGCTGGAACAACAATAACAAATAATTATGCTATATCTCCAGATGGAACTTTAAATGCTTCAAGATATTTAGGTACTGGAACAAGTGGTTTAGGAGATAAGTTTACATTAAGCGCAACAGATAATACAATTTCTTTTTGGGTTAAAAGTAATAATGGTGTAAATCAATTTTGCACATTACTTGGAGATTCAAATCAAAGGTCTGAAGATTTATTAGTAACAACAGAATGGACAAGAATATCATATACTTTTACTGCTTCTGGTTTATCAGATAAAACAAATGGCATATTTAGAGATTTAAACGATAACGACATAGATATATTAATATACGGCGCACAGTTGGAACAAGGAAGCTACGCCACATCTTACATCCCTACCAACGGCTCAACAGCTACAAGACTAGCTGATACTGCTAATGGAAGTGGTAATAGTGAAGTGTTTAATGATAGCGAGGGAGTATTGTTTGCTGATATAAGTGCTTTTGTTGGTGCTGGAGGTGGTACAAGAAGAATTGAGGTATCAAATGCAGTAGCTGCTTCTCAATATGTTAGGCTGCAGATTGCTAATGGAGATGGTT